CCAGACCGATATATGCAACTACAAGATGAGATTATAGCTGCATACTCTGAGGGTCGAGTTAAATAACTTAATCATTTAGGAGATTCAAAATGCCTTTGGGTACTAATAACGTAACCGTAACAACAGCAGCCAAGTTCATTCCTGAGATTTGGAGTGACGAGATTGTTGCTGCATACAAGAAGAACCTAGTTCTTGCTAACGTCATCAACAAGATGAACTTCCGTGGTAAGAAGGGCGATACTGTTCACGTCCCGAAACCCACCCGTGGTTCTGCTTCTGCTAAAGTTGCTTCTTCTCAGGTCACCCTGATTGCTGCGACTGAAGACGAGGTAGTAATCAACATCGATAAGCACTTCGAGTACAGCCGTTTGATCGAAGACATCGTCTCTGTACAGGCTCTAGCCTCGTTACGCCGTTTCTACACGGATGACGCTGGTTACGCTCTTGGCGTACAGACCGATTCAGACATCTGGACACTCTTCAAGTCTATCGGTAACGGTAACGGTTCGTCATACCAGAACTCTGGTGTCTATGAGTTTAGCTCCACCACGGCTGTCGCTTATGACGGTACGGTTGGTTCTGCATTCAATGACGCTGGCTTCCGTAAGGCTATCCAGATCCTTGACGATGCTGATACGCCGATGGATGGTCGTTCCTTTGTCATCCCGCCTGTCCTGCGTAATACCTTGATGGGTACAAACCGTTACACCGAGCAAGCCTTCACGGGTGAAGTTGGTGCAGCTAACACGATCCGTAATGGTCGAGTTGGTAACCTCTACGGTATCGAAGTATACATCAGTTCCAACGCTCCTTCGCTGGAGTCTGGTGCTGCTCGTTTGGCTGGTCTATTCCATCGTGATGCATTCACGTTGGTTGAGCAACTTGGTGTTCGCTCACAGACCCAGTACAAGCAAGAGTGGCTTGCTGATCTGTTGACCGCTGATACTCTGTACGGTGTTAAGACTGTCCGTACCGATGCTGCAGTTGGTCTGGTTGTTCCAGCCTAAAGCTTTATAAGCTAGTGGCTCTCCTCAGCCTCACAAGGGCTGGGGAGTTTTCTTAAGCAGATACTGTCTGTTTAAGCAAACTAACGGAGAATAAACCTTGGCTATTTATCGTGGTCCTGGTGGTCCAGGAGATGCAACAGCAGATGCAGCCAATGCCGCTGCACTAGCACTACAGTATGCTACCCTAGCTGCTGACAAGGCTGCTGCTGCTGCAACAAGTGCTAGCAATGCTGAGAATGATTCTACTGGTGCTATAGCTGCTGCTTCGTCTGCAAGTGCTTCTGCTGCTGCTGCTTTAGTTTCACAAAGTACTGCTGCTTCTTCAGCAAGTAGTGCAGCTGCCTCTGCTTCTTCAGCACAAGCTGCCTCTACAGCTTCTATTAACTTAGCAAATGGTTTTAATGTATCGACTACTACATTAAGCCCAGGCTCTTCAGCCACTGCTGCATTCAATAACACTACCTATGAACTGTCTCTAGGATTACCAAGAGGCGATACAGGTGCTACAGGGACCACAGGAGCTACTGGCGCAACTGGTGCTACTGGTGCTGCAGGGCCTGCTAACACACTGTCTATTGGTACTGTTACCACCGGCACTGCAGGCTCTAGTGCTAATGCTACGATCACTGGCACTTCTCCTAGCCAGACACTAAACCTAACTATCCCTCGTGGTGATACTGGAGCTACTGGTGCGACAGGCGCTACTGGTGCGACAGGCGCTGCTGGAACTGCTGCCACGGTTGCAGTAGGAACAGTCTCAACAGGTGCTGCAGGTTCCTCAGTAACGATTAACAATTCTGGCACTAGCTCTGCCGCTGTCTTTGACTTCAGTATCCCTAGAGGAGACACTGGAGCTACTGGGGCAACTGGTGCTACAGGTGCTGCAGGAGCCGCTGCAACGATTGCTGTAGGTACTACAACTACTGGCTCCCCCGGCTCTAGCGCAACAGTAACAAACTCTGGTACTAGCTCTGCAGCAGTGTTTGACTTTACTATTCCTGCTGGAGTAGGTATTGTTGCTGGAGGTACAACTGGTCAAGCCTTAATCAAAAACTCTAATACTAACTATGATGTTACTTGGGGTAACGTAGATGCATTACCTAGTCAAACTGGTAACAACGGTAAGTATTTAAAAACTGATGGTTCTGCTGCTTCTTGGTCTACTATTCCAACTAAGTTACAGATTCTAGTTCGTGCTGGTACTATTACTGACGTGTCTCTAGCAAACGGCTATCTTCCTGTTACTAATCGTGCAGGCTCAACAATTCAAGTATCTATTGTATAGGATAAAACATGGCTAACAGATATCCATTAGTTCTAAACGGCACAACGGTACAAGAACTACAATCAGGAGACGCAGTAACGGGTCTTATAATTGGCACAGACGTACAAGCCTATGACGCAGACACGGCTAAGACTGACGTAGTCCAGACTTTTACCGCAGCTCAGAGCTTTAACTCTGGCAACCTTAAACTCAATGGCTCCAGTAGCGGAACGTCTACGCTTAATGCTGCTGCTGCCGCTGGCACTACAACGATTACTTTACCGGCCCAGACTGCAACGCTAGGCTACATCAACATCCCGCCAGTAGGAACTAAGACAGGCTCCTATACCCTTGCGACAACCGATGTTGGTGAGTATGTGCAAGTTGGCTCTGGTGGATCAATCACAATACCTGATGCTACGTTTGCAGAGGGCGATGCAATCTCTATCTTTAACAACACCTCTGGAAACATAACTATCACTTGCACAATCACAACCGCCTATATTGCGGGTACAGATTCGGATAAGGCAAGCGTTACCCTTGCGACTAGAGGTGTCTGCACAATCCTATTTATCTCTAGCACCGTCTGTGTCATTACAGGGAATGTCTCTTAAATGACTGGAATCTTTCAGATTCTTCTTGCTGGGCAGGGTGCGCCGACTATCCTTGCTGACTACCTAGTAATAGCGGGTGGTGCTGCTGGTGGCGGTGGAATATATGGTGCTGGTGGCGGTGGTGCTGGCGGTTATAGAGAATTAACCAGCCAAACTTTTAATGTTGGCACGGCTTACACCGTCACGGTTGGCGCTGGAGGCGCTGGATCAACAAGTAGTTCAGTAAGAGGCGCATCAGGAAGTAATAGCGTTTTTAGCACAACCACTTCAGATGGCGGTGGTGGTGGTGGAGTCAATAGTAATAGAACAGGGGTAAATGGAGGCTCTGGTGGTGGCGGTGGATTAGGAACCAGCGGCGGTACAGGAATTTCTGGGCAGGGAAACAACGGAGGAACGGGAAGTTCAATTCCTCCGGGTTATCCAACAGGAGGTGGTGGTGGTGGGGCAGACGCGGTAGGAAGTAATGCAACCACAAGCGGAGGTGGTGCTGGTGGCGCTGGAAAATTTTCTAGTATTACAGGGACATCTACACAAAGGGCTGGAGGTGGTGGTGGTGGAACAACGCCTGACATAAGCAATAACCCCGGTGCTGCGGGTGCAGGAGGTGGTGGCGCTGGCTCTAGCGGTGCGGGGACTGCAAACACAGGAGGTGGTGGTGGAGGCGGTTCAGGAAATAGTGCTGGAAGCACAGCGACTGGCGGCAATGGCGGCTCTGGTGTCGTTATCATCAAAATCCCATCGACGCACTATGCCTCATTCTCATCTGGTGTAACTTCAACTTTATCTACTGCGGTTGCTGGGTTTAACGTATACACAGTAACGGCTACATCTACTACTAGCGAGACTGTTACTTTCCTTGCTGGCGCACAAATTACTGAAGTGCTAATTGTTGCTGGCGGTGGCGCTGGCGGCGCAGAATATGGCGGTGGTGGCGGCGGTGCTGGAGGTTATCGTTCAAGTACAACTCAATCTGTAACTTTTGGACAGGCATATACAGTTACCGTTGGTGCTGGCGGTGCTGGTTCAAATAACGGTGCAGCACGAGGTGCTTCAGGAAGCAATAGCGTTTTTAATACAATCACTTCAGATGGCGGTGGAGGTGGTGGTAGTTGGAATGGTGTAACAAGCGGAGCAAGTGGCGGTTCTGGTGGTGGGGGAACAACCAATGCAGCGGGTGGTTCTGGAAACACCCCATCTACATCTCCATCTCAAGGTAACAATGGTGGAGCCGGTTCTTTCATTTCAACTGCACCAAATGGTGCTGGGGGTGGAGGTTCTGGTGGCGTTGGAGGAAATTCAGTCCTAAACGGCGCTGCTGGTAATGGTGGTGCAGGTACTGCCTCTAGCATTACAGGATCATCGGTCACTAGGGCTGGTGGCGGTGGTGGCGCAAATGATGCTCGATTTGGTTCTAGTGTTGGAACTGGCGCTGGCGGCGGTGGTAATGGTTCTTTGACTAACGGTAACGCTGGAACTGCTAACTTCGGTGGCGGTGGAGGTGGCGCTGGTAATGCAACTTATTCAGGCGGTAACGGAGGCTCAGGCATTGTCGTTATCAAAGTACCTGACAACGTAGGCGCAGTATTCTCTGGTGGCGTAACTTCATCTCTGTCTACGTCTGGTGGGTTCAACATCTACTCTGTGACCGCAACTAGCACGACAAGTGAGACTGTGACGTTTATTCGTGAGTTTCAAATTGATTATCTTGTTGTCGCTGGTGGTGGCGGCGGTTCAGACTACGGCGGTGGTGGAGCCGGTGGATACCGTGAACTTACAGGTCAATATGTTGTTACAGGAAAAACATACACAGTCACAGTTGGTGGTGGTGGTGCTGGAGGAGCAACTGGAACAAGCGGTAGCAATTCTGTTTTATCTTCAACAACGTCAACCGGCGGCGGTAGAGGTGGAAAAGCAAACACAAGCAATGGCGCAACCGGGGGTTCTGGTGGTGGTGGAGGTTATCAATCAAACGGCGGCGCTGGAAATACGCCAAGCACAACGCCAAGCCAAGGAAATAGTGGAGGAAATGGCTATGGTGTAGTGGCCTCACCTTTTGCTGCTGGCGGCGGGGGTGGAGCGTCTGCCGCTGGACAAGCTGGACAAAGTACCGTAGGTGGAAATGGAGGTAACGGAACACAAACTTCAATTTCTGGTTCGGCGGTTTACTACGCTGGTGGTGGAGGAGGCGGCCATTTCAATGGAAGTGGTTCAACTTCTACTGGAGGCTCTGGTGGTGGTGGCAATGGCGGTAAAAATGGTACTGGCATGACCGCTGGAACTGCCAATAGAGGTGGTGGTGGAGGCGGTTACGGTTCAACAGATTTTAGTGGCGCAAGCGGGGGTTCGGGAATAGTAATAATCAAGATTCCTGATACCCGCACGGCTACATTCTCAGGCGGTGTTACATCCTCGCTATCGACTGCAGTGTCAGGATTTAAGATTTACACCGTGACCGCTACATCTACAACCTCAGAAACAGTAACTTTTAGTTAAGGAGAAGCAATTGGCTCACTTTGCAAAACTTGATTCAAACAATGTCGTTATTTTTGTCACGGTTGGTCGTGATGAGGACAACGGCAAAGAAGCAGAACTCTCTGGCCGTACAGGCGATGTCTATAAGCAGACTTCGTACAATACCCACGGCGGGGTACACGCATTAGGTGGAACCCCTTTCCGCAAGAACTATGCGGGACTAGGCTACACCTACGATGCGGGTCGGGATGCGTTCATTCCTCCCAAACCCTATGCGTCTTGGTTGTTAAACGAGGACACTTGCCTGTGGGATGCTCCAGTACCGTACCCAACCGATGACAAGCGTTACTCATGGGATGAGGCTACAACCTCTTGGGTTGAGGTGACTGAGTGAAGTTAATCAAACTAACTAACGCCGCCAAAGGGCGCATTGGTGAGGGTCTAATTATTAACACAGACCTGATTGCGTCAATCTTTGAACATACCCAAGAAGATGGGTCAAAGGTGCGTGTTTGCTACGGTATGAACGGCAACTCTTGGGAGGTAGCAGAGAGCTTTGATGAAATTATGGACATGATCAGGACTTAGTTATGACAACGGCAGACCAAGTTAAAGGACAACTTGATACCCATGAAGCTGTATGTGCTGAACGCTATGCAGGCATCAATGCTAGGCTAAAGAGACTAGAACAGATCCTGCTTGGGACTACTGGTTTTATCGTAGTTCTATTACTCAGCTTAGTTCTTAAAATAGGTTAATATGAGCAGAAAAGTATCAGCCGTTACAACTAAGACCACTACCACTAAGGAAACTATTCTTACAGTTCCTACTAAGAATACTGGTTACTGGCAGCTAATGTATATCATTAGTCTTACTGGTAACGATACTCCAAAGGTCTACTGGTACGACTCTTCTACTAACACTGAGTACTTTATTGTTGGTGGTAAGAACTTAGGTGCTGGTGAGTTTATTATATTAGACGGTAACACAGAGGTAGTCTTACAAGCTGGTGATGAGATTCGAGTACAGAACTCTAGCACTAATACAGTAACTTACATAGCAACAGTAGAGTTTGTTCCTGAAACTGCAGTTCAATTCCAATATTAAGGAGAATAGTATGCCAATGGTAGACGGAAAGAAATACCCTTACACTAAGAAGGGCAAACAAGCAGCAGCATCGGCTAAGATCAGCAAGCTGCGTAAAGAAGGTATGCCGCAGAAGCAGGCAGTAGCTGTTGGCCTATCAATGGCAGGATTGGCTAAGAAGAAGAAAGCTAAGAAATGAAACAAGGACTCTACTCTAACATCTGGGCCAAGCGTAAGCGGATAGCCGAGGGATCTGGTGAGAAGATGCGTAAGGTTGGCTCTAAAGGCGCTCCCACAGCTAAGGCATTTAAACAAGCTAAGAAGACTGCGAAGAAAAAATAATGGTAAAGAAAGTATATCAGAACCCAGAAGGTGGTTTAAACGCCAAAGGCAGGGCATACTTTAAGAACAAGGAAGGCGCTAACCTGAAGCCTCCAGTGTCCTCTAAAGAGGCTGCTAAGTCTCCTAAGAAGGCTGCTAGGAGGAAGTCTTTCTGTGCTAGGATGAGTGGTGTACCAGGACCTATGAAGGATGAGAAGGGCAGACCAACAAGGAAAGCACTAGCATTAAGGAAATGGGACTGTTAAATGGCTAACAAAACTTATCTAGAACTTGTCAATGATGTGTTGGTTAGACTTCGTGAGAACGAGGTTACTTCCGTCAATGATACTTCTTACTCCAAACTAATTAGCAAGTTCGTTAATGACGCTAAAAGGCAGGTAGAGGATGCATACAATTGGAATGCTCTGTCTGAAACTATTACTGTGTCTACTACTGCTAACCTCTTTAACTATGTCCTCACTAATGCTGGCATTCGATTTAGGGTCTTTGATGTTCTAAATGACTCTAGCAACTGGTTCCTAAACAATGCTGCAACGCAAGAGATGGATGCTTGGTTCTTGGTCAACACCCCTGAGTATGGTTCACCACGCTACTATAACTTCAACGGTGTAGACTCTAACGGTGACACACAGGTAGACTTGTATCCTATCCCTGATGCTAACTACATCATTAACTTTAACGTGATTAAGCCACAAGCACCACTAGCTCTTAACTCTGACCAGATCAAGGTTCCTGATGAGCCTGTCATCTTCTTAGCCTATGCTAAGGCGCTGGCAGAGCGTGGTGAAGATGGTGGCCTGAGTAGCTCTGAAGCTTATGGCCTGTATCAGACATCCTTGGCAGACCATGTGTCTGTTGAAGGCAACAAGTATCCTGATGAATTTACCTGGACACCTACCTAATGGCATCTCCTTCGCAAACCGCTAGTATCGCAGCACCAGGATTCTTTGGACTAAACATCCAAGAGTCTGCAGTGTCGTTGTCTTCTGGCTTTGCGCTAGAGGCTAACAACTGCGTTATTGACCGTTATGGTCGTATTGGTGCTCGTAGAGGCTGGACTACTGTAAACTCAGCAGTCAACACAGACTTAGGCGCTGCTAACCCAGTAGAGTTTATGTTTGAGTTAACTGACAATGGATCTAGTCAGTTCATCAGTGCTGGTAACAATAGGCTGTTTACTGGTACTACTACGATGACTACTAGGACTGTACGCAATCAGGCTAACAGCGCAGACCTAACATATACGATTACTGGTAACAACTGGCAAGGGGCTGCTATGCCCTACGGTGATGGGGTTGATGCAGAGCCTCATGCCTATCTGGTCCAGACTGGTCATCCTATGCTGGCCTACCATAGACTACCTACTCCAGGTACTGGCGCTACCTTCACAGTCTCTACTGTCTCTAGCGGTGCTATCACTGCCCTGACAGTAACTGCTGCTGGCTCAGGCTACAATGTAGGAGACATCCTAACCCTATCTGGTGGAACCACTGCTGCTACAGTGACTGTGGCTACCTTGTCTGGCACAGGTGTGGCTACTGTAACGATTACCACTGGCGGTGCTGGCTATTCAGTCTCTGATGCCCTGACAAGCACAGTGACAACCATAGCTAACCCACACTCTCACACAGGCTCATACGGCTTCCAGAGGCTTGGTGACATAGGGACAATGCCTTTGGGGTATGCTGTTGGTGACTTCTCTCCTAACTGCGCTTTAGCGGCTTATGGACGTATCTGGGTGGCAGACATAGCAGGAGACCCACAGACAGTCTACTTCAGTCGCTTACTGGACGGATCAGACTTCCAAGGTGGAGACTCTGGTTCTCTGTCCTTGAACGCTGTATTTCCTAACACAGACAAGATAGTAGCTATTGCAGCGCACAATGGATTCCTGATTATCTTTGGTCGTAATAACATTGCTGTCTATGCTAATCCTGTGGATGTTACAACGCTGGTCTTAGCTGACTATATCCCTAATGTGGGCTGTATCTCTAGGGACTCTGTTCAGAGCACTGGTACTGATATTATCTTCTTGTCTGACTCTGGGGTTAGAAGCCTCCAGCGGGTTATCCAAGAGAAGTCCTTGCCTATGCGGGATATCTCCAAGAATGTTCGAGACGAACTGATGACCAGCGTAGCCTCTGAGACAGCGGCGAATATCAAGTCTGTCTATTATGACAGGGATGCTTTCTACCTCCTTAGCCTGCCTACCTCTAAGACAGTCTACTGCTTTGACATGAGGACTCCTCTGCAGGATGGATCAGCTAGGGCTACTACTTGGAGCAGTATCGAGCCTAAAGCCTTTATTGTGACTAACTCTAAGGAGTTATATTTTGGTAAGCCTGGGTATATCGGTAAATATTTTGGGCATACGGACAACGGGACTAACTATCGGTTTAGTTACTACACCAACTACTTTGACTTTGAGCAGCCATCTATAGAGAAGATAATGAAACAGATTGGTTTTGTGGTTATTGGGGGCGCTAACCAGAATATAGCTGTCAAGTGGGGCTTTGATTATAATGAAAATTACTTTGCTGTTACGAAAAAGCTTGACAATTCAGTAGTTTACGAGTATAATATAGGGGAGTATAATATTGCTGAGTTCTCAAACGGTATTGTTCTAGACAAGTTCAAGATACAGGCTGGTGGTACAGGATCTGTTATGCAGATTGGACTAGAGGCTGAGATTAATGGTAATCCTATCTCTATTCAGAGGATTGACATATATATTAAACAAGGGAAACAGATATGAGTAACTATGTAAAAGCTACTAACTTTGCTGTCAAGGACGGACTATCCACTGGTAACCCAGCCAAGATCATCAAGGGTACAGAGATTGATACCGAGTATAACGCTATCGCCTCGGCTATCTCGTCCAAGTCCGACATTAATAGTCCTACTTTTACAGGTACTCCAGCAGGACCAACGGCTTCCTTTGGAACCAACACTACTCAACTGGCTAGTACAGCCTTTGTCCAAAGTGCTATTGCTCCCTTGCTGCCTGCTGGCTTAATCTTACTGTGGTCGGGGTCTCAGGCAAGTATTCCTTCTGGCTGGGTGCTGTGTGATGGAAATAACTCAACTCCCGACCTTCGTGGTAGGTTTGTTATTGGTGCTGGTTCTATTGCTGCAAGTGCAACAGGAACTGCAGGGGCCTCTGTCACTGGTGATATCTCTGGAACCACTCTAACAGTCTCTGCGGTAACTTTTGGTACATTGGCTGTAAACGATATTGTAAGTCATTCTTCGATATTACAGACTGCTACCATCTCAGGTCTTGGTACTGGAACAGGAAATACAGGAACTTACACACTAACTTACACTGGTTCTACTTCTTCCTTTACAGGTTCTATTTCTGGAACAACACTTACAGTAACTGCTGTTGCGTCTGGTACAATTATTACCGATCAGGTTCTAACTGGTGGATCTGTTACAGCAGGTACTAAAATTGTAAATCAGCTTACTGGAACTACTGGTGGTATTGGTACTTATACTGTAGATATTAGTCAGACTCAATCTTCGGCTAGCCTAACTGGTACTTACACCTTGGCTAGTACAACCCTAACTATTAACTCCACAGTTCTGAGAGTTTCAGCGGTTGCTTCTGGAACGCTTGCTGTTGGTCAGTTCTTAACAGGTACTGGGATTGACTTTGGTATTAACATTACTGCCCTTGGAACAGGAACTGGTGGAGCAGGGACATATTCATTAAATACTGGCGATGCTTTTGCAAGCACTACTATTTCTGCCTCTGGCGGGGTTGTTACTGTAGGTGCTTCTGGTGGTTCTAAAGATGCTATTGTTGTAAGCCACACTCATACGGCAACGGTTGCAGACCCTGGACATAATCATAGTGCATCAAGATTTCAAACTAACGTAGGGTTAGGCCCGGGTGGGCTTGTATATGGCGTTTCGGAACAAAGTACTAATGTTACAACAACTAACACAACAGGAATTACCGTTACAAATACGTCGTCAGGAACTTCAGGCACTAACGCTAACCTGCCACCGTACTATGCTCTTTGCTACATTATGAAGACTTGATGCATAAGTTTCCAGTAGTAAATAGACAAGAATATATAATGTACTTAGAGTTGTTTAGTAACTTATACTGGCTTCATACTGATGTGTTTAAGTGGTCAGCAGAAACAAAGAAACATTATATTAGAGATTTAAACCAGCTTCAATCACTACTCAATGCTCCTTTATACGCAATGATAGACAATGATAAGCTAAGTAAGTTTAGTAAAACGATAGGATTCAAATACTTAAAAAATTTGATAGGAAACGATGGAAATGTTTATCAGATTGATATTAGGAGTGTATAATGGGTAAAATTGTAGGTAAAATTACTGACGCAGTAGGCTTAACGGATATTAAAGGCACACAACAACGAGGCGAGGCCCGTTCCGCTGCTGAACGTGAAGCCGCTTTAAGGGCTGCTCAGATATCTGCATTCAGACCAGTCGGGATGACCTCTCGCTTTGGCACAAGTCAGTTTGATATTACAGACGTTGGTGGTGTCCCTCGTGTTACTGGAGCCAGATACACAGTATCTCCTGAGTTAAAGGCTATTCAAGATCAGTTAATGGGATTGACAGGGGGTGCTGTCACCACTGCTGAAGAAGCTCAGATGGCTGCACAGCCTCTAGGCATGGCTGCTCAACGACTGTTTAATCTTGGCGGTCAGTATATCTCTGAATCTCCAGAGGCTGCTCGTCAGCGTATCTTTAATCAGCTACAAGAAGCAAGGATGCCAACACAGCTTCAAGAAGAACAAAGGCTAGCATCTGGTGCTTTTGGTCGTGGTCGTGTTGGGTTAAACATTGGTGGTATGGGACAACCTGAACTATATACTTTAGCTCGTGCTCGTGAGGCACAACGTGCTCAAGATATTGTTTCAGCAGAACAGCAAGCACAGCAACAGGTTCAGTTTGGTAGTGGTTTATATGGTCTAGGTTCTCAACGTCTTGGTGAGCAGTATGCTATCCCAACACAGGCTCTTGGGCCTCTACAGTCCTACCTTGGCACGATTGGTTCTATTGAAGAGATGGGCCAGCAGCCATTTAAGCTTGGTCTTGCTGTTGGTGGCGCTGCTCAACCAGGAGCTACAGCAGGTGCTCAGATGCTTCAGACTGGTTTGTCTAGTGCTGCTGCAACTCAGCAACGTGCTGGTGATGCTGCCTCTGCTCAGCTTACTGGCTTTATGAATCAGATGCTTGGTGCTGCTATGGGTGCTGCTGGTGGAGGCTTTGGTGGATTTGGTGGCGGTGGTGGTATGGGGCCAACAACAGGACAAATCTATGGAAGAATGGGTCCACAAGCTGCTCAAGGTTTTGCGTATTGGGGCGGGTCTGATTAATTAGGAGAAGATATGGGAATTTCAGCACAACAGTTATTACAGAGTGATCCAGAGTACCTACAGCGTCAGCTTGCCCAGCAGGAGATGCAGAGGTTAAACCCCACTGGCGGGGCTGCTGGTGCTATCGGAGCTTTGCTAGGTCGTGGTGTCAGTAACTTAGCAGGCGGTAGAGGGTTCTTTGATGTTAATGACGCAGGACTTCGTAGGGTTTCTGATGTACAAAAGATTATGAGTAGTACTCAGTTTGATCCTAATAATCCTGTTAAATACTATGAAGATCTTGCTTCTTCTCTGCAACAGGCTGGTTACGGTGACTTAGCCCCTATGGCTGCTCAAGAAGCTGCTAAGTTTAAAAAAGAATCTGTATTTGGAAAAGTAGATCCTTCTAAGTTTACTCCGGCATCTTTACAAAGATTTGCACAAACTAAAGATTATAAGGATTTACAACCGTTAGATAAAGTTGTTTCAGAATATAAAACATTGAGTCCTGCAGACGTTCGTCAACGTGGTTTAAATCCTAATACGGTATATCAGGAAGAAGTAGCCACTGGTAAACTTACACAAGTTGGTCAAAGCCCTGCGGTTGTGTTCAATGCTCCATTGATGACTTCTGAAACAGAGTATGCTAAAGGTATTGGTAAAACCGCTGCTGAAAAAGATACTAAACAATTTGAAGCTGCAGAATCTGCTGTTAATAACTTAACAAAAATTAACACAACTTTAAATGAACTACAAACTTCAGACGCTGTTACTGGTCTTGGTGCAGAAGTTATTAAAAATGTAGAAAGAGCAAAAGCATTATTCTTGGCTGACAAAAAAGCGGGTAAGAAGGTTACTGATACTGAATATTTAGATGCTTTACTTGGTTCAGATGTATTCCCAATGATTAGTGCTCTTGGTATTGGTGCTCGTGGTTTAGATACGCCAGCAGAACGAGAATACTTACGTCAGGTCTTTACTGGTACAATTACCATGAATAAAGACACACTAATCAAACTTACACAAATTCGTAAAAATATTGAAGAGAAGGCTATTAATAAATATAATGAGCGGGTAGACAAAGGAGAATATACTCGTTTCTTTAAGATGCAAGGACGAGAACCTGTTAAATTCGAAATACCAACAATGCCTGCTGCTCCACAACCGGGAAGCGTCCCAGGTCAAAAAGGATGGTCTGCTAAGGAGATTAAATAATAATGGCTACTTTTCAAGTAACTGCTCCTGATGGTCGTGTTTTTGAAATAACTGCTCCTGAAGGTGCAACAGAGCAACAAGTTGTAGAATATGCTCAACAACAGTTTTCAACAGCGCCTACGCAACCACAAGAACCACAACAACGGTCTTTAGGGCAAGAGGCTATTCGTCAGCTTGGTTTAACTGGGAGAGCCGCTTATGAAGCAATTACAGCACCTGCTAATATTGTTTTAGAAGCTGGAAGGGCTGCCTATAACTTAGGTGCTGAAAAGATGGGTTTTGAAAGTCGTATTCCTTCAATACAAGCAGCCCAAAGTCAAATGCTCACTGAAGCTGGTGTCCCTTCTCCTGAAACTGGTTTAGAACGTGCTATTCAAGCAGGAGCACAAGGAGGTTTTGGTGCGGCTGGTATGGCTAAAGCATTACCAAAAGTTCCGGCAGTTGCTGCAGATTTATTTCGTCAGATACCCGCAGCAGCAGCATCAGGACTAACAGCGCAGCCTACTTCTGAGGCAGTTTATAACGCAACTAAAAGTGATTTAGCTGCCATGCTTGCTGGTGTTGGTGTTGGTTCATTTTCAGCAGTTGGAACTGGAAAACTTCTTAAATCTATAGAAACTGGGAAACAACCTCTATACACAATTGATGAAATTAAACAAAGGGCTGCTCAGTCTTATACTAAAGTAGAAGAAGCTGGTATTACATTAAAACCACTAAGCGTACAAGGAATGCTAAAGAATGTAGATACGGCACTTGATAATGCTAGAATGGTTCCTGGGACAGATCAAGCTAATGAAGTTATGGCAAGGTTAAACCAGATTAGGAACATGGTAGGAACGACTCGTGTATCGTTTACAGAATTAGATAAGATGAGATCTATGTTAAATGATCTTCGCTTAAGTAAAGATGCTGATGTTCGCCGTTTAAGTAATGTCGCAATTGGCGAAGTTGATAACTATATTAATTCTTTAAAGCCTCAAGATCTAATTACTGGTAAAGGTGGTTTAGACGCTTCAATAAAAATAATTGCTGAGGCTAGAAAAGACTGGAGAAACGCTAGTCGTGCAACAGTTCTTGATGATGCGTTAAACACAGCGGAAGCAAAATCATTAGATCCTAAAGCCTCAGAAGGAGAACTTATTAGGAGAGGTTTTATTAACATTGCTGCTAATAAGAATAAAATGTCTTTATTCTCTGACAAGGAACAAAACATCATTAAATCAGTGGCTAAAGGCGGCAGTACGGATAAAATACTTAGTTTAATTTCTCAGTTTAGTCCTTTACGTTCTAAGCTAGCAGCGGCTGGCGGGGTATATGTCTATACACAGGCTCCAGTCACAGCCTCGGCAATTGCTGGTTCTGGCCTAGCTGCTGATGTGCTTCAGGGGACACTTCGTCAAAGAGCAGCGCAGGAGGCTGTAAAGCGAATTGCATCAGGTGCTGTAGAGGGTCCTCCAAGAAACTTATCACTAACAGGTTTATTTTCCGCTACCCAATCTTTAGAAAACCCCTACGCAGGTTTTACAGAGTAAATCATGAGTGAACCAGTAACACAAGCTGCCAAGGCTGCTGTCTCTGGCATTAGAGAGGCTTTGGCTGTAGGTAAGGAGCTAGAGGCTGTTACTAAGGACATTCAAGACCTTGGTAAGTCTGAGATCCAAGCCAGAGATGCCTATCGCCGTAAGCAAAAGAAGAGACCCTCTGATACCTCTGTCTTCTCTGCTGTTGAGGAGTGGCGAGGAGTATATGAAATCAAGAAGCTACAAGACGAACTAAAGCAGGACATCATCGAGAAGCATGGTCAGGCTGCTTGGGCTGAGGTCGAGGTTATCCAGCAGAGAATCCTTAAGGACAACAAGGACTTGACTGATGAGTTCGGTAGAGACCTGCACAAGCTTGCCATGCTCAAGTGGTACTGCTTTATTACTGCTTTTATCTTAGTTAGTTTTGCCTACGTCATGGGCTATAAGCCTTAAGGAGTTACTATGCTGTCCCTAATATCTACACTTGGTGGTCTGCTTATCTCTGGTTTGCCTAGAGTCTTGGACTTCTTTCAGGACAAGAACGATAAGAAACAAGAACTAGACTTAGCTAGGCTACAGACTGAGCGCGAGTTAGCCTTGGCTGAGAGAGGCTTCATAGCCCAGCAGAAGATTGAAGAGATTCGGACTGATCAGGTGGCTATGCAGTCTGAGGCACAGATGACTGTAGCAGCCCTAGATCACGACAAGAAGGTGCTGGACAAGGCTTCCAAGTGGGTAGTTAACTATGTAGGTACAGTACGGCCTACAGTGACCTATCTGTTCGTCCTAGAGCTAATAGCTATCAATGCTTGGCTGGCTTGGAATATCTTCACTATGCCAGGATTAATAGCCTCTGTGGGTGACCTAGAGAAGGTGGCTGAACTGATCTTCTCAAGCGATGAGATGGCTATGCTGGGCGGTATTATAGGCTTCTGGTTTGGCTCTAGGGGTTGGGCTAAGAAGTGAAGGTTAGCAAGGCTTGTATAGAAGGTATTAAGAAGGATGAGGGTGTAAGAACCCGCTGCTACAGGTGTCCTGCCCTGCTGTGGACCGTGGGTGTAGGCCATGTTATTGATCCAAACCACATAAGGGTTCCATTCAATGAACGCAAAGGACTTAGTATCCCTGATGGGTGGGATAGAGTTTTGTCAATGGCTGAAGTGGATAGAATCCTCGCAGAAGACTTGGCTACATTCGAGCGAGGTGTACTTAGACTATGCCCTA